TTACAATCTGGAATTTGAGTATAAAACAACCTTTAACTTAGCTTGAAAAAATGGCAAACCAGGAATTTGAATTAGAGGTGTTTGAGGTGGACGCCTCCCTACACCTTACAGGAAGCATATTTAGATTTTGCAATGAGGCAAAGGCTGACGGCTCATCTATTGAAATCGACGGGGAGACATTCACAGCCTACCCAGTGAGAGCTGAAGGATTTACTAAAAACATCCAAGGCAGGCTGCCAAGGCCGACGCTAACGCTTAGTAACGTCAAGAACACCATTACCACTATGCTGCTGTCACTATCAGGGCTTCGTGGCTCTAGGGTGACGCGCAGAAGGTTTTTGTTAGAAAGAGAAGTGCTCTCAGAGGATCTAATTACCGTTGGGGATGAGCATAGTGACTATCTAGAATATCCTCCAGATATTTACTTCGTTGGTCCATATGTGGAGAATTCTTTAACAGTTTCATTTGAGCTAACTCATCCCCTTGATAGGGGCAACCTTACTCTACCTAGACGGCGAATAATCAACTTACTTTAGAAATAATGGAAACTCCACCAGTACTAAAAGCTCTGATTGAGCGTGGTCCAAACAAAGAGGAAAGGTGTGGTTATTTCTTCAAAGGGCAACCGACTACGGTAAACAACGTAGTAGAGCTTCCCAACGTCGCAGATAAACCTAATCTACATTTTGAATTCAGTCTAGAAGACACTATGACAATGCTGGAGCTGGAGTTAGAGGATATTGTGCTTTGGCATTCACATTTAGGGGAAGATGAAAACACCCTTAGCTATTACGATGTGTTGTCAGCAGATAGCACGGGCCTACCAATGTTTATGGTTAACGTTGCTACGGGGATAACTGACTTCTACGACCCAACTATAGAAGTTCCATATCTAGGAAGGGAGTATGTTTTCTCATATCAAAATTGCTATTCATTAGTTGAGGATTTCTACCTTAAAGAATTTTCGATTGAGCTGCCAAAAATCTATCTAAAATATCCTAATGAGTATAGAAGTAAAGATTGGAATCCATATACTACTGAACTTCCAAAATACTTTAAAGAAATAAAGTTAAGTGCCGCAAAGAGAGGTGACTTAATCCTGATGAAAATTGGAAAAACTTTTAACCCAAATCATATAGGAATAGTTTCAGACCCAGTAAAGAACACCTTCCTGCATCACCTAACAGATAGGATATCTTCAGAAGATATTTTGAATCAGCCTTACAGGAATCGAATTGTGTCAGTTCATAGGCATTTGAGTAATGACTAAAATTAAAATACTTGGGCCTTTAGGACGAAAGTACACTAGAGAATTTGATGCAATAGCTGCTAACCCTCTTCAATGTATTAAAGCAATTGATGCAAACTTCCCTGGTTTTAGACAGTATATTTCTAACAGCTATATTCGTATCTACAAAGTTAAACCTGGAAAGGCTATTCCTATATCTGATTGGGATGATAGTAGCCACAAACCAATGGGTGATTATTCATTTGTTATAAGCCCTGTCATTGAGGGTAGTGGAGGCGTGTTCAAGGCGATCTTAGGGGGCGGGCTGCTGCTAGGCGCGACGTTGTTTGGTGGCGCTGCTCTATTCCCAATTGGAGCTAGTCTTTTGTTGAATGGGGTTAGCAGCTTGCTATCTCCTAAACCAAAAAAACCTAAAGAATCTGAACGCAACGAATCTTTCCTTACGTCTGCCAGCGGTAAACTTGACTTATTCGGTAAGCCAGTGCCTGTGCTTTATGGAACGAGGACGATTCAAGATCCGTATAAAATATCTGAAAGCTTCACGGTGACAAAATTATTATGAGAAATATTAAAGGAGCCGGTGGTGGTGGTAACACACAAGCTAGACAGTCAATCGTTGCCGATGACTCACTCCAAAGCAGCGACAGCGTAAGAATCCTCTCAGTCATCAGTGAGGGTGAGATAGAAGGCTTTCCGTCTGATTCATTTAAGAAAGATATTTTCCTAGATGATACGCCGCTGCAAAATGCTGATGGCACTGAGAACTTTAGATCTAGTGATATCCAGTTTAGGCTTGGGCTTCCTAATCAAACGGCGCTAAGCGGATTTAACACCACTGAGCAGCTGGCAGCTGAAGGTGTCTTAATAAGGGCTGATAGTCCAGCCACTAGGTCCATTACTAACGCTGATGCAGACTCAGCGCGGCTCATTATCAGTACTGATCTGCTGCAAAGAATCAATCCCGACAATGGAGACATCACGAAAACGTCTGTTTCATTCAACATTCAGATTTCGTCAAATGATGGGCCTTTCACTACCATCACGACAGATACATTTTTCGGTAAAACGTCCGGTGGATATCGGCGGCAATATGAATTCCCTTTGATTGGGACAGCTCCATGGAGTGTGCGCGTCAACCGGCTCACAGCTGACTCGCAGGATGCCAACTTAGCAGATAAGATATTCTACGATAGATTGTTTGAGATTAAAAACTCTACTAATGGTTTTGACAATACAGCTATAGTTGGGGCTATATTTCCAGCAGATGAATTTAGGTCTGTTCCAAAAATTGGTCTAAGGCTGCTGGGTACTAAGATCCAAGTGCCTGACAACTACGACGCTCAAGCCCGCACTTACACAGGCATATTTGACGGCAGCTTAAAAACTGCTTACTCAAATAATCCTGCTTGGGTACTCTATGACTGGCTGAGTAATGAGCGCTATGGACTGGGCCTGCCTACAAACGCACTAGACGTTTACTCTTTCTACTCAGCAGGGTTGTACTGTGACGAGCAGGTCTCTGACGGTCTACAGGGAACTGAGCCACGCTACACCTTCAACGAATATATCCAAAACAAAGGAGATTTCCTAGACATAACGCTGGCTATTATGTCATCCTTCAATGCTAACTTTTACCTTGAAGGTGGAAGCATAGTACTGACAGTAGACAGACCTAAAAACTCTGAATGGCTATTCACAGCGGCTAATGTTGTCTGCGAATATGACGAAGAGGGAAAACTTACTTCACCACCCTTTGAGTACTCTAATAGTCCGACTGCTGCAAAGTACAATTCAATATTAGTCAGCTGGGAAGATCCAGCTAGCAACTTTGCTACACAGACAGAACTAATAGAAGATTTTGTGGACATTGAAAAGTATGGTCATAATCCTACTGAGATTGTCAGCTTTGGTTGCACGAGCCGAGGCCAAGTAACTAGAATTGGTAGGGGCGAGCTTTTTACATCCTTATATGCAGATAGAGCAATTACATTTAGAGTTGCTAGAGATGGCGTCTTTGTTAAGCCCGGTGACATCATCTCAGTTTCAGATATTTCTCAAAATTCTAAAAGGCTGGCAGGCCGAGTCATCGCCAAGACGGAGACTACTATCCAGCTGGATCAATCCTTTGCGTTTGAGGAAGATGTTGACTATCAAATAAGCTTGCTCAACTCCACAGGAGGGCTATCTACCAACTTCTATACACCTGATGAGGATACTGACACGGACACACTTACCTTATCCACAGATGCATTAGTTGGGACTGTATGGGGAATTTCCTACGAGGATACAAAACCAGTAGACTTTAGGGTTCTGAGTGTGGATTCAGAGGAAGACATTTTTGTAATCCAGGGCACTCTCTACGTCGATAGCAAATATGCTTTCATTGAAAACTTCACGCTAGCTACGAATTCGTTAGGGATTGAAAACTTTCTGGGCAAGCCCAATCCACCGCGTAACTTGGAGTTTAATGAGTCTCTATTCAAAAACATTATTAGTAACATTGTTCAAAACAAAACTACTGTTATTTGGTCCACACCACTAGATACTAGAGGCATAAGTGGATACGAGGTTTTTTACTCAGATGGAGTTAATAGTCTTACTGATTCTACAATTGAAAACTTTATCGATCTAGTGGATCTAAGTCCAGGGGCTTATACTTTCCAAGTTAGAACTGTCAATAATCTTGGACAGCGCAGCCAGTTAGTAAGTATTGGAGCAAATATTCTAGGGCTTACAAAGAAGCCTGATGATGCAAATAACTTTCAATTAGTTCAAAACTCTCGGGATACACTCACCCTTAGCTGGGATAAATCCTTAGACTTGGACGTTGTAAATAATGGCACCGCTCAAATCCGTCATAACAGAAATGCTTCGGATAACGCCTGGGGTGCTTCCCATACCCTGAAATCTCTTAGCGGTGACTCTACGAATGTGGAGATTGCTTATCTACCAGGGACATACTCAATTAAGTTTATTGACTCCACTGGAAACTACTCTGCAAATGCTAAGTTCGTAAATACATCTTATACAGAGCAAAGGAACCTCAACTTCATTGAGACCATCACTGAGTCGCCTGCCTTTGCTGGGAATAAACAATTAGTTGAGCTTGATAGTGACTCTAACTTAGAGCTTGCTAAAGCAAATACTGTTGACAACTACTTAGGAAATATTGATGACATAGTTCAGGACTGGGATACTTTCTTTGAAATGATGGAGGCTTCCGTACTCCCAGCAGGGACATACACATTTAAAAATAAAATAGACTTGGGCTCAGTTCAGTCTGTTCGGTTGCATATAGATATTGCATCAAACAAGTTTACAGAAGCTATTACGATTGACGATTGGCTGAGTTCTGTAGATGAGTTAGTGGATATAGACTCACTAGGAAGCTTGGAAGAAGGATCTGACATCAAACCACAGATCAAGGTAGATGATGGTGTGTGGAGTGATTTCTTTGAAGGTCTATACTTCGGTAGAGAATTTGAGTTTAGGATTCTATTTACCAGCGAACTTCTAGCTGCAAATACAAAAGTTTCCTTCCTAAAAGTATTCGCTGACATGGAGGACAAAGACGCAGTTGGTAGTGGGACTTCCCTAACAAGTGCAGATTTAACAGTGACGTTCTCTGACACTTTCTACGTAGTCCCAAACATCCAAGTATCTATCTACGAAGCACAGGACGGCGACAGGGTTCAGATAGTGTCAAGGAGCACATCAGGCTTTACGATTAATATCAGGAATGGCAGCGATAGAGTAGCAAGGCAGTTTGGCTACTTTGCCAAAGGTTATTAAATTAAATAAATTTAAGGAAACAGACAAATGGCACAGCGAGATTACAATATTCCATCCGCAAACGGCGTTACCTTTCGTACTGATATTGACCAAACATTTAAGGCAGTTGCTACCCAGAATAGCGGGCCACTAGCACCAAGTGACACATATCCATTTATGGTTTGGGCAGACACTACAGCGGGTCTGCTTAAGCATAGGAATGAAAATGATGACGATTGGGTTGAAGTAGGCACATTGGACGAGCCAGCACTAGGCATCCCTAGTAAAGGTTTCCCTGTCGGGTCCATATACCAGAACAAAACAAACACTAACAATCCTTCTACTTATCTAGGATTTGGTACTTGGGTGGCTGAGAGCCCATCACCATTGATCAGTGAAGTAATTCTTACTACAGCGGGCAACTCAATAGTCCTAGACGCTTCAGAGATGGTACTAGGCGAATCCTACAGATTGATTTTTGAAGGATCTACAACAGCTTTGACTAATGTCAGGATGTTCGTGAATGGTGATTTTACCATTCCTAATTATTTTTTCCAAGCCATTTCTGTGATTGGGACAGTCGTTAATGGTGGTACTTCCTTACAGCCGTCGATTGGGGTAAACAACGAAGCTGGGACACTAACAATATCATGCAATATCTTTACTTATAACGGGCTATTTAATTGGGCTTCAATGTCTAATACTCGAGCAAATGCAGCACCTGCCATTTATCAGATTACTGGGGAAAAAAATGCGAGTATAACTGATATAACTGCTCTAGAGATTAGAACAGAATTAGGTAACTTTGGTGCAAACACTAGAGTTAGATTGATGAGAGACTTACCAACATCGAGTAATCATTGGAGGCGCACGGCTTGATTGAATGGGCATCCGGTCAATCCCAATCCCGATCCTCCGACAATCCTTTCTGATATGAAAAATCGTCAAAAGAAACTCCGTCTAAGACTTGCCCTAACCTTTATCGGAGCGTCGAGCTTGTTGCTCGCTATGTTCCTACTGGCAGGCCCCGTCAGCACTCCTACCGCCGATGCCTTCAGTGGCCAGGCCGAGACAGAAGTTGACCTACCTAATCTCGTATCGTACTCAGGAGACTCTCGTCAGTGGATTGTAACAATCACGGGCATGGTTATTGCGTCCATTGCCGCGCCTGTTATAGTGGGGCAATTCAAGAGCCGAGCAGAGCGATCAGAGCAAGACCTCGGGTATGCCTGGGTAGCCGCGCGGCGCGCTCAGGAGCAGCTGATCGAGGCTAAAGACTCTACGATTGGTCGACTCGCCGAGGAGCTAAGGCAGGCGAGGAAATCAATTGAGGTCCTAGATCAGCGCAACGATCAGCTGCACGAGCGGATGCTCAAAGCCGAGCTTCAGCTCGTAGAGACGATAAAACGGCTGGCGACAGTTGCGCCCTCCGTTAATATTTCTCAGCTCGATTAAGACATGTTGGCGATCGCACCTCAGAGTAACGGTCTATATCCACATTTCTCCACCGGGGACTGCGGGAGGAAAAGAACGGACTGTAATTAAATTTGCGTTACGTCAGCACGATTGCGGGCCGCGCGAT